GATGATCCTACCAAGTATGCTCTCACGCCAAACCTCTTGGTACCTTTGATATGAAACGATTTAAAACACCACTACGATATCCTGGCGGCAAGAGTCGTGCCACTAAGATCTTGCTTAATTATATTCCCGAACGGTACTATCGTTATGTGGAACCATTCATTGGCGGTGGTTCTATGGCGATTGCTCTGCAGGTGGCACGTCCTGATTTACAGATCACTATAAACGACCTGTACACGCCTCTGTATGCCTTCTGGAAGACCTTGCAAGACGATGGACCTGCTCTCTCTACCCACCTTTTCCAGACTAAGACAGCGCTGTCTGCCTATGAGGATAAGGAAGACGTGATCAAAGCTCACCGTGAAGCTTTTAATCTAGCAAAGCAACGTCTGAATGAAGAACTTAGCGTTTATGAGATGGGATATTATTTTTACATCTGCAATAAATGTTCTTTCTCTGGTTTGGGTGAGAGTAGTTCCTTTTCTCCTCAGGCATCGCAATCTAATTTCAATGAGAGTGGTATCAATTCTCTGACGTTTTATCACCAAGTTGTTCGCAACTGGGATATCAAGAACGATGACTATACATCAGTTCTCGATGAAGAAGGAGCGTTCAACTTCTTAGATCCGCCGTATCTAATTAAGGATAATCTCTATGGTAAGAAAGGAGCTATGCACAAGTCCTTTGATCACAAACGTATGGCAGATACTATGAGCTCATTCCAAGGAATGACTATGATTACTTACAACAGCTGTCCTCAAGTCGAAGCACTCTACCCTGACTGGAGTAAATTGCAGTGGGACCTAACCTATACAATGCGATCAACTGGCACCTATGGTGCTGATCAAGATAAGCGTAAGGAATTATTGCTTGTCAACTATGGTATAGATAATACTAACAAACAGTGGTACAAGTAATGGGAAATATTATTGCCAGAGCTGCGAATGGTCGCGCTCAAATCGTAGACACCTCTGCTGGTGTCATTCAGACCTTCGGGGTCGATGTACAAAATGCACTTATTCAAGGAGACGAAGTAGTTGTCAACCTCACAAATGGAAAGACCCAGATCTACAGATTCAACAGTAGCGGGAGAACAGTTTTTGGACCAGTCCGTACTTTTTGAACTTCCTGCATCTGCGACGTGGATGACTGAGTGGTCTTACTACGTTGGAGAAGAACGTCTAGGTAAAGTACGTTTTTTCAAAACACGTTATGGATTGTATAGCAGTGTTGGTGAAGCTACCCTCAAAGGTCATACTATTTTAACTGGCGGTGAGTTAGATGCAGTCGTCTCGATGACTTACTGGCATCTTAAATGGGATATTGATGGTTACGATGGAATCCAATCTACTTTTAGTAGTGTGGTAAGCGGTAAGCTTTAACTTTAATTTTTTATTATGGAACTCAAGGACTACTTGTATTCAATCAATCAGTCTAAGAAAGATATTTGGGATCCCGATGATCACAAAAACTACCCACCTTTTGTGATCAATCGTTGTCTCTCAGGGCATTTGGACTGCATTCTGCACGCTAACGAGATGAATTTCTCTAATCATCTGGATAAAAAGATGCAGTATGACTACTACATAAATACATTGAGACCTAGGAAAAGATTTTCTCCTTGGTTGAAGCAGTCAAAACTCAATGATCTTGAAGCTGTGAAGACTTACTATGGTTATAGTAATGAAAAGGCACGACAAGCGCTGCAGGTATTGACCACTTCTCAAATCACTGAGATTAAATCCTTAATTGACACAGGTGGCAACAGATGAGCGAAGAATTTGTACAATGGGACGAGACCCAAATGGTCGAAGTCGTGCTTGGGGAACCCGATGACTTCCTCAAAGTGAGAGAAACGCTAACACGTATTGGTGTCGCTTCTCGTAAAGAGAAAAAGATTTATCAATCTTGTCACATCCTCCACAAACGTGGTAAGTATTACATTGTTCACTTCAAAGAATTGTTTGCCTTGGATGGCAAGCAGACAAATTTGAGTGTGAACGATATCCAAAGAAGAAATCGTATCGTGCAGCTCCTGGTAGACTGGGGTCTCGTTACTATTTCTGATCTAAGTAAAGAGAAAATACTCAACGTAGCTCCTCTTAACCAGATCAAAGTTCTTTCCTTTAAAGACAAATCTGAATGGATTTTGGAGTCCAAATATAATATTGGAAAGAAAAAAACCCCTGAATAATTATGTTGACGTTAGGTGATTTCGACTCTCGTGTGGTAACTCCCGAGAGATTGGAAAAATTATTTGCTATTAATCCAAATAGAAAAGAATACGTAGAGAAAATTTCTCCCGATTTTGATTTACGTTATATTGCTGTAGAGAACTGCCTAGTCAATCCTTATGATGTTAGGGATTTTCTAATCAATTCTTCGTATATTACTGGCACCAACGATCTTATGCCGACTAAGACTGGTGCACCTGGTATGCAACAGCCTGTTGCGAATGAATGGGTAAAGCCGTATGTAAGTTACTTGCGCAAACTTTTGTTTGACTGGAAAATTACTACCAAATCTATGACGTGGCACGATTTCTCTTGCTATAACAATGTTTTTTGGAAGGGTATGCAATCAATCGATAGTAACTATCGTCCTCACGTTGACCCTGGTGACTTTGCGTTTAACTTGTTTCTTTCTGATGATTTAGTTAATGATGGTACTGCAATGTACTCCATTAATGTTGAAGGTACAAAATGGTTAGACGTTAGACGGTTGGAAAAGGAAGGAGGATATCGCAGCTCAACTATTGCATCTTTGATGGATGTTGGTAGAGATGGTGTTGGCAAGATGTCTTCGTGGGAATGCTTCCAAGGTGATGAGGTTTACAACTTAGAAGGTATTGTTCCTGCAGGATTTAATGTCTGCTCTGGATACAGAGGTTCTGTTTTCCACACTGCCTATTATGATGATAAGCAGTATAATGATGGTCACGTTAGATATTCTTTAGTTGCGATGTTGGCGCTAACCAATCCACCAGCGAACAAAAGTTCATTCATTACTAAAAAAGATGGCTAAGAACAGAGTTCAAATCATTCACGAAGATTGCGATGCATCTCTTGCAGATGATACGACTCTTCCGTATACTGCATATCTTATAGAATATAAAGCCGAAGGATTTGCCAAATATGATATCGCTAAGTGTACGAAAACTGTAGATTTATTTGACTATTACTATGATAAGTATGGTAAAGAGTTCGTAGGTTTCACACAATCTCAAGGAAGAACCAACCCGAGGATGTGGAATCCACCTAAATAGTAGTGTCGCTCTTTCGTGCGCGACCTCTACATACGGAATATACGCTACCAACGGACGGGTTTCGCCACTCGTCTTTTTTTATGTTCTGATATAATTACTATTGGATGCCTTCGGGGTCCACAAAACACAAACTCGCTTTATAGGAGCTACCATAATGGAACGTCTAGTACGTTATACTGCCTCGGATCTTCCCGAGCTGATGGACAGGATTGTCAAGCACTCAATTGGTGCTGATGATTGGTTCGATCGACTAGGTGCACTGCACGAGACCACTAAAAATTATCCCCCTTATAATGTTATCCACGAGAGCAATGTAAAAACTCGTATTGAAATTGCACTTGCTGGATTCAAGAAAGAAGAAGTCTTTGTTTATACTGAACACGGCAAAATGTTTGTCGAAGGTCAGAAAGAAGACAAAGAAACTGACGTTAACTATTCCCATAAAGGAATCGCGCAACGTAGTTTTACTCGAGCTTGGACTTTGACTGAAGATTGGAGAGTCGATGCAGTTGAATTTGAAGACGGTTTGTTATCCGTCATCCTACAGAAGGTAGTACCTGAACATTTCCAACGTCAGGATTTCCTCTAAATACGTGTGACCCCCTGCGTGCCAACTGGACCCCTTGACTTCGGTCGTGGGGTCCTTTATAATAGAGATTCACCTAGAACTAATATGTCGATCCAACTGATTTTAATGAAAAGCGGTGAGGAAGTCATCGCTGATGTCTACGAGACACGTTCTGATAATAGCGATGATGTTGGTTTCATCTTGCGCGACCCTCAGATCGTACGAATTATGAAAAATTTGGAAGACCCTGAAGCAGGTCCCAATGTCACCTTTGAAAATTGGGCACCTTTGTCTTCTGAGCGTCGGTTCCTTGTTAAAGAACACAGCTTCATTACTATTACTACCCCTGTACAAGCCCTAACTGATCATTATGTCGAACGATTCGGAGCAGAAGATGAGCAACTCGCTGCAAATAGTTCTACTGAAGAACAACAAAGTGCTCCTGACACAGTTGGGGGAGACGGAGGCTGACCTTCCAGGAGAACCTGATGTGTTGCTTGTCAAACCGTATGAACTAGATGAAGACGGAACCTTGACACGCTTCC